GACCCATTTGCAGGTGGTAGCGTTAGGGGTATAGTTGCTGCTAAATGCGGTAGGGAATACATTGGTAACGACCTAAGCGAAAAGCAAGTAATTGCCAATAGGCTACAGGCTAACGCTATTTGCCAAGACGATGATATTATGCCAATTTGGACTGTAGGCGATAGCACCAAGATTAAAGCCTTGGTTGGCGACATACAGGCAGATGCAATCTTTAGCTGCCCGCCGTATGCTGACCTAGAGGTTTACAGCGATGATGCAAGCGACATATCAAATATGCCCTACTCGGAGTTTATGGTAGCGTATAGGAAAATCATTGCAGAAAGTTATGACCTATTAAAGCCTGACAGTTTTGCCGTATGGACTATTGGCGAAGTACGGGATAAGAAAGGCAACTACTTAAACTTTGTAGGCGATACAATAACGGCGTTTATGGATGCAGGCTTTAAATACTATAACGAGGCTATACTGGTAACTGCTGTAGGTTCGTTACCGCTAAGGGCTGGTAGGACAATGAAAGCCACTAGGAAGCTAGGCAAGACGCATCAAAACATATTAGTATTTGTTAAAGGCGATGGTAAGAAAGCAGCAGAGCGCTGCGGTGACATAGAAATACATATTGAAGAAGTAAGTACAACGGAAGAAGGTAACTAGCCATGAGTAGACCAAAGGGTACAACCATCCCAATAGATTGGGAACAGGTAGACAAGATGTGCGCTATACAATGTACTGGCGAAGAAATAGCAGGCATTTTAAGCATAGATTACGATACATTAGTAAGAGCTTGTAAACGTGAGTTAGGCGTAGTTTTTGCGGAGTATATCGCCCAAAAGAAATCAGGCGGTAAAATGAGCCTTAGACGTAAGCAGTACTCAACCGCTATGGAAGGTAATGCTACGATGTTGGTATGGCTGGGTAAGAACTGGTTAAGCCAATCAGATAAGCTAGATACAACCAGCAGCGATGGCTCAATGTCGCCAGTAACAAAGATTGAGCTGGTAGCGTATGAAGGGGCATTGCCAGAGTGACAACCCAGCAAATTAAGCTGCCACCAAAGCTAGTGCCTGTATTCCAAGGCGAGGCTCGCTACCGTGGGGCTTGGGGCGGAAGGGGTAGCGGCAAGACGCGTAGCTTTGCATTAATGGCTGCTGTTGAAGGATACCGCTATGGTACGTCTGGCGTATCAGGGCAGATACTATGCGGTCGTGAGCATTTAAACTCGCTGGATGAATCATCGCTAGAAGAAGTAAAGTCTGCCATTAGGTCAGTACCTTGGCTTGAAGCGTACTATGAAATAGGCGAGCGCTTTATACGGTCCAAAGACGGGCGTATTAAGTTTGTATTTGCCGGGCTACGGCATAACCTAGATAGCATTAAATCAAAGGCTAAGTTGCTATTAGCTTGGGTAGACGAAGGCGAAACCGTATCAGAAGAAGCGTGGCGCAAACTAATTCCAACAGTCCGTGAAGATAACTCAGAGGTTTGGGTTACATGGAATCCCGAATCTAAAGAAAGCTCAACGCATGAGCGCTACCGGGTAAACCCACCAGCCAACTCTAAAATAGTCAGCCTTAACTACAACGACAATCCGTGGTTCCCGGCAGTGCTAGAGCAAGAGCGCTTAGAAGACCTAGACCGTAGGCCAGATAGTTATGGCCATGTCTGGGAGGGCGATTTCTTAGAATTCCCAGAAGGTGCTTTCTGGTTAAGGGAAATTAACGAAGCAAAGGCAGATGCCAGGATTTGCAAAGTCCCGGTAGTACAGTCGCATCCAACAATGGCGTTTCTAGATATTGGCGCAAGCGATGGCTGTGCCGTATGGGTCGTACAGCAAGTAGGATTAGAGCTAAGGTGTATAGACTTCTACGAGGCTTGGTCAGTACCCTACAGCGATGTAGTTAAATGGCTTAAAAGCCTAGACCTTATATTTGAAGACATATATTTACCGCATGATGCTGACCATAAGCGCCAAGGCCAAAACAGCAACAAATCGCCCAAGCAAATGCTAAAGGAACTAATGCCTAGTACCAACTGGCGCATAGTGCCACGCATACAGGACATTCTATGGGGTATACAGCAAACGTCTGACTTATTCCCATACCTATGGATTGATGAAACCAAATGCGCTAAGGGCTTGGCTCATTTAAAGTCCTACCGCCGCAAATGGTCAAATACTGAGCATAGATGGACGCATACCCCAGACAAATCTGAGGGGCATTCAGAAGCCGCTGACGCATTACGACAGATGGCCCAAGCGTTTGCAGCAGGCGACTTAGGCCGTAAGCGCACTAAGCACAAAGGCGCTTTAAAACGTAATATGAAAGGCGTGGCATAATCGTGGTATAATCGGCCCATATATATTATGGAGTCTGCCATGAAAGCCAAAAAGGTTAAAAAGACCGTTAAGAAGCCAGCCAAGAAACCAGCTAAGAAAGGGTATGCTTACTAATGGCTGAATCCAACCCATACTCTGACTACAATCTAGTTGAATGGTATAATGACCAATCTCATAGGTTTGGTGACGATGGCGTGCAAGGAACTATGGACCATGCATCTTACTATAATAAACTGGGTGGTTTAATGAAATCATTCGACCCAGATATAGGTAAGCGACAAGATCGTGGGCTTGTTGATATGATTGCGAATTACATGGGGGGTTATGATATGATTGCCCGCGACCCTAGTAATAAAGACAAAGTAAGTAAACTTGCCAAAGCCTACCAATACGGTGACTATGGAACAAGACCTGTCGATGCAATAGGTGACTACTGGGAAAACATGGCTGGCGTTAGCGCTTACAATCCAGAAGAAGGTCGTTTAGCAGATAAGGATTTATTTAATCAAGCCAAGCAGTACGCTCAAGATCGGATAGCAACTGGTGATGGGCAGTCCTATGATGGTATAGGCATTCTTGATCGTGCAGCGCCTTTTCTGTATGAGCATACTATTGGGCGTAAAGGTATTTTAAGCGGATATTAATCATGGCAATTTCAACATACGCAGAGCTGCAAAGTTCAATCGCAAACTTCTTAAACCGCGATGATCTAACGGCTGTTATACCGGACTTCATTGCCTTGGCAGAGTCGTCTATTAGTAATGAGGTACGCCATTGGCGTATGGAGACACGTTCTGAAACAACGGTGGATGGCCAGTTTACTGGGATACCTAGCGATTGGCTGGCTACTATTAGGTTTCATTTGGAAACTGACGGTACGGTTGATCTACGATATTTATCACGCGCTGAAATACAGAGCATGAGAGCCGCTAGGGATGATTCTACTGGTGTACCGCAGTTCTACGGACATAGCGCAGGCCAGTTTGAAGTTATGCCTAGCCCTGATAGCGCGTATAGCTCGGTATTGAATTACTACGCTAAAGTGCCTACGCTAACGGCTAGCGCTACAACTAATTGGCTTTTAACGCATTACCCAGACATTTACCTATACGGTGCATTGCTACATTCAGCGCCTTACTTAAAAGAAGACCAACGCGCCCAAACTTGGGCTGCTTTGTACACATCGGCTGTAGAGCGAGTTAATGACGCGAGCAGTAAATCAACAGCGTCTGGCTCTGGCCTACGCTTAAATATTAAGGCTTATTAACATGGCATTTACTACATTCCTACAAAATGAACTACTAGACCATGCGTTTCGTAATGCGGCTTATACAGCGCCTACGACTGTCTATGTTGGTCTTTATACAACGGCTACTGGTGTTGGCGGTACAGGCACAGAAGTATCAGGCGGTTCTTACGCCCGGCAATCAATGGCTTTTGATGCCTCTGCATCTGGCACTATGGATAATACCTCTGCTGTAGAGTTTCCAACTGCATCTGCTAGCTGGGGTACAATTACCCATACGGCTGTATTAGATGCTTCTTCTGGCGGCAATATGCTAGCCCAGACAGCTTTAACGGCTAGTAAAGCAATTGCCAGCGGTGATGTATTCCGATTCCAAGCAGGTGAATTTGACATAACCCTAGCTTAATAATGAATGGTTATGGTGCAGCTAATTTTGGCGTTAACATCTATGGGCAAGCTGCCTATGTAGACGCTGTTGCAGCTATTAATGCCGCATCTTCTTTAGCGGCTTATGGCCAGTTAGTACAGCAAGGCGAAGCTGCTGTTGTTGCTAATTCAACGGCTA